AAGGTGGCGTGCTCTTCCTCCAACGCTATGTCTACCAAGTGTATGGCCTGGCGTTTGCACTGACCAAAGTGCTGGTGGAAGATGGCGACCACATCCGCATTGGTCAGGTTTACGCCAAGCACTTGGCTCAATCTCTGGTTGAGACCAAGGAACTCTTGTGCGCAAACATTCTGAACCGCGCCTTCAACAGTGCCTACACCGGCGGTGATGGTGTCTCCTTGGTGAGCACCTCGCATCCCATCGTGAACGGCAACGTGTCCAACCAGCTGAACACCGCAGCTAACCTGTCGCAGACTTCTCTGGAACAGATGTTGATTCAAGTGCGTCAAGCAGTTGACAACAACGGCAAGAAGATTCGTCTGCAACCGGTCAAGCTGGTCGTTGCTCCTGGCAACGTGTTCCAAGCTGAGGTCCTGCTGAAGTCTGTGCTGCGTACCGGCACCGCCAACAACGACATCAACCCGATCAAGTCGATCGGTTTGCTGCCTGAAGGCGCTACCGTGATCAGCCGTTTGACTTCTGCCACCAACTGGTGGGTGCAGACCGACGCACCGGAAGGCATGAAGCTGATGATGCGCCGCGCTTTGGAGAAAACCATGGAAGGCGACTTCGAAACCGATAGCATGCGCTATAAGGCTACGGAGCGTTACATCCCCGGTTGGACCGACTGGCGCGCCGTGTACGGCACCCCCGGCGTCTAAACGTCAACATGGCTTTGCTGGGGTGCCATTAAACCCCAGCACTACTTTTGACAAGCTTTTCAAGGAGAAGTCAAATGCCTCAATTTAGTGATGATCTATTCCTGGGCTCTGCTCAGACTTACATGGGTGTTAACACCAACTCAGCGCTTGGTGATCCTGCGCCGATGGATTTGGGTGTTGGCCCGCTTGGTCGTATTTATGTGTGGGACACCGTGCCTGCTGCTAAAGCGACAAACAACCTAGCAACTGCTAGTGTTTATACTTCTTCAATTACGTTGACTGCCGGCGCTGGTGTCACGTTGACAACCAATGCTGCAGGCACCACTGTGTATCAGTTGGATGTGCCTCGTGCAGTTGCTGTTACGCTTGGTGCTGGTAGCCCCACCACTCGTAACGTAACAATCACTGGGTTTGACTACTATGGTCAAGCCATGAGTGAAGTTATTGCAACTGGTACTACGCAATCCACCACCGTGAATGGCAAGAAAGCGTTCTTCCAGATCACTGGCGCAACTATCTCCGGCAGCCCGGTTGTTACCGTTGCTTTAGGCACGACTGACATTCTTGGTTTGCCTGTTCGCGTAACTAATGCAGGTTACATAGCTCATACAGGTTGGGATAATACCTTGGCTGCTGATGCTGGTACTTTTGTTGCTGCCGTTACCACCACTGCAACTACAACCACTGGCGACGTGCGCGGTACCTATGTGCCTTCTAGCGCAACTGATGGCGCCAAGCGATTGGTTGTAGGTATCTTACTGCCGGCTTTGGCATGTGGTCCTAACTCGACTCGTGCTGGCGCTTTGGGTGTAAATCAAAACCTTGCGTCATAATAGGAGGCTGACATGGCAACTAGTTTCAAGCGTGAAGTCAAAATGAAAACCACTGAGCCCTCAGTGGATGAAGTGGGTAAAGGCATGAAGCGTGGCGGACACGCCAAGCATAAAGCTGATGGGGGTATGGCAATGATGGCACGCCCGGGCCCTGCTCTGGCGCGTCAAGCCATGCGTCCTACTATTCGCAAACCTGCAATGCCTATCATGCGCAAAGAAGGTGGTGAGACCAAAGCCATGCATGCGGCTGAGATGAAAAAAATGAGCAAAGTTGAGCATGAGCTCAAGTCTCATGAGTCTAAGCCTGCAAGCAAAGCACACCATGGCCTGAAAAAAGGCGGCACTGTTGAGCGTGTAGTACCCGGTGGTTTGCTGCCTGGTGTAACCAAAGTGCATGGCTCCGGTGTTACCGGTGGCGTTCGTAGTCCTGGCTACAAAAAAGGTGGCGGCGTAGGTCCCTATGTCAACACCAAAGTTGTGGATGACGCCAAAGGCAATGCTGTCAAGAAAAAAGGCACCGGTGGCGTTGAGGCTCCTGGCTACAAAAAAGGTGGCTCTATTGCTGCATATGCCAAGACCAAAATGCATGATGACGCATCTGGCCACGCTGTTAAGAAAAAAGGCACCGGCTCACTTGAACTTTCAAAGTTCAAAGATGGCGGACACGTTGCTATGAGTTGCCATTCAACTGGCGGCTTTACAGCAAACAAGAAAATGTCTAAGTGCTAAATAAAATGAGGGGCTTAGGCCCCTCATTTTTAAGAGGACAACATGAAAGTTCAAACCATCTCTTATGACGCTGTGGATGATGTAGGTTCCAGCTCGCCGTTGGTAATGAACACCAACTGCACACCTTTTAACGTCGGTTTTGGCGTAGTGGTGACTAGCACTGTTAACTACACAGTCCAGCATACGTTTGACGATCCGGCCTTAGGATTTGGCGGTAGCACCAAATGGTTCGATCATCCAACTGTTGCCAATGTTGCTGATGACCAAGATGGCAACTACGCTTTTCCTGTCACTGCCATTCGCATCACAGTTAATTCTGGTGGTGGGTCTGTGACCATGAACGTGGTTCAAGCAGGGATTGCGTAATTATGCCTTACGTTGGTGGACCTGGTGTTGCCAACCAAGCACAAACAACGCCTGGTTGCGCATTAGGCGTTGTTGCTGACGCCAATAATGGCTATGGCAATGATGTAGGTGGTACTGGAGTAGTTGATACCTATTCTTGCGTAGTGCCACCTGTTCCACCCGCAACCTGTTTTATTTTGATGGAAGATTCTGGCTATGTGCTAGAACAAGATGATGTAAGCAAAATTCAGTTGGAGGTCTGCTAATGGCTGATACTAAGATTTCCGCAATGCCATCAGCGGCAACTCTTGATGGCTCAGAGATTACGCCAATTGTTCAGTCAGGTGTGAACAAACAAGTCACAACTGCCAACTATGTTGCGCAGGTCTTGAACGTCAATCCCGTGTTGACAACCCAAGGTGGTACAAACATCACCTCGTACACGCTTGGCGACACCTTGTATTCCTCTGCAACAGACACTTTGGCAAAGCTGGCCGGTAACACGACCACAACGCAAAAGTTTTTGGCGCAAACTGGAACTGGAACTGCTTCAGCCGCTCCAGCATGGACTGCATTGAGTTACTCTTCAATCAATGCGGGGCATGGGATGTTTGTCAGCACTGCCAACCAAGCCAATGGTGGGGCAACAACAGCAAACTTGGTTGCACTGGATACGCAAATCGTGACTGCGGCTGGCATGAGCAATACTGCTGGGGTGATCACATTCACCAAGGCTGGCATTTATCAAATCATTGCTGAGTTGGCTTTTACATCTACTGCTGGTGCAAATCCATCAATCAGCCAGTGGATGACTCAAAACGGTTCAAACATCGCCAACACAACGCAAGATTTTCAGTTGCTTGGTGGTGCAAATACAGTGCAATTCAGCACCTGTGTATGGCACATCAATGCGGCAGTAAATGACACATTTTCTGTCTACTGGTCTTGTTCAGACACTCGTGTAAGTCTTGCTTACCAAGGTGTGCTGACAAACCCAGCAAGACCTGCATCTCCAAGTGCTTTACTTTCAATCACTCAAGTGGGGTAATGCATGCCTTTAGTCAAATCTACTTCTAAAAAAGCGTTTGGTGAAAACATTAAACGTGAGATTGCTGCAGGTAAGCCTCAAAAACAAGCTGTGGCAATTGCTTACTCTGTTAAGCGGTCTGCTGCTGAGAAGCATAAAGATGGTGGCAAACCTGGGCTATACGCCAACATCCACGCCAAGCAAGAGCGTATCAAGCATGGTTCGGGTGAAAAGATGCGCAAGCCTGGAAGCAAGGGTGCACCTACTGCTGCCGATTTTAAAGCAGCTGCAAAAACAGCCAAAATGAAAGCAGGTGGCGATCCCAAGTTGTCTGTTTCTCGTGGTGAGAAGTTACCTACAAATCGTGGTGCAGGCCTTACTGAGAAGGGCAGGCAAAAATTTAATCGCGCTACTGGTGCTAACCTCAAAGCGCCTGCGCCACATCCAAAAACTAAAGCCGACAAGGGTAGAAAAGATAGCTTTTGTGCTAGAATGTCTGGTATGCCTGGGCCTAAGTACGATGAGCATGGCAATCTCACTCGTAAGGCCGCAAGTCTAAAACGTTGGAACTGTCCTGGGTGGTAAACCATGTCAACTAGTGGAACGGTTGGTCAAACAGTCATTTCAGTGCAAAAACTGATTGACCACGGTGCTCGTCGTGCTGGAAAATTGGCTGAAGAGCTTACTGATGAGCAAGTTTTGGCCGCAAAAGATAGTCTTTACTATCTTTTGTCCAATATGGCCAATCGTGGCATCCAATACTGGTGCATTGTCAAAAATGTCTTTGGCATGATACCAGACAAGCAAACTTTCTACATGCCTGTAGGCACTGTGGATGTTTTGAATGCCAACTATCGCACGTTAACTGCAAATAATACAGGCGCTTATTCCACTTCTGGTGACGCGTTGGTTGCTTTTAATGGTATAGGCGATGAAATTTGTCAACTTGGGACCAATACTGGTGCAATTGGCATCAACAATGGCCTAAATAACCCCATTTACATTGCCACAATAGGCATTTTGCCAGGTCTTACGGGCACTGTAACTGTAGAATTGCAGTACTCTATTGACTCTATAACGTGGTATACCATGGAAGCCCCTGGCGCAGTGGCTTGGGAAGAGAATGTGTGGATCTATTATGATTTCCAAGCAGGTATGTCAGCACCCTTTTGGCGTGTTAAGCAGATTGCAGGCCCCAATATGGCCCTTAGACAAGTAGTCTTTGGTAGCAATCCTAACGAGATTCCTATGGCGCGGCTTAACCGTGATGACTATGTCAACTTGCCTAATAAAAACTTCACCAATAACTACCCTTTGCAGTATTGGTTTGACCGCAACATTCCTCAGCCGGCCATGTACGTATGGCCTGTGCCTAACTCTATCAACCCTCAGATCATTGCTTGGTGCCATCGACAAATTCAGGATGTAGGTGATCTATCAGGTGAGATTGAAGTGCCTCAGAGATGGTATCTGGCCATTCAAAACATGTTGGCGCATCAAATGGCTATGGAACTCCCCAATGTACCTACTGAGCGAATTGCGTATTGTGAAGCGCAATCCGAGAAGTATTGGGCAATGGCTGAACAAGAAGAGCGTGATAAGTCGCCTATCTACTTTGCGCCTAACATTTCGCCATACACAAGATGAGCAAATGGCTTGACACACGCGGCAACACAACGTTAAGCATTGCAATTTGCGATCGTTGTAAGATGAAGCGTGCCTATGACTTCTTGGTCAATGACATCAATTACCCTGGCTTAAGAGTATGTCAAGATACTTGCGCTGATCAAAAAGACCCGTATCGTTTGCCCGCACGGCAAACAGAGAAGATTTCTTTACGCTTTCCCAGGCCTGATGCTGACATTGCAGTGTATGGCAATTCACTTGCAACTGACCCCAATATCTTTAACAACGTTGATCCGGTAACAGCACCTACGCCTACTCCAGGTGAGTATGGCATTGCGCCTGAATCCAGCAATGACGATAAAGATGGTAACCTTAACACGTTGAGCCCGTGACATGGCAGATGTACGAATCTCGCAACTTCCACCTGCACCCATGGCTCTTACTGGTGCTGAGTTGGTGCCTATTGTGCAAGATGGGCAAACTGTACGCACTACCATCACTGAGCTTGTTAGCAGCCCCGTTTTAAATCAAACTTTTTTAACTGTCAATTATGAGTCAACGCTGCCTAATAGTAGATACTTTTCTACTGATAGCAATTTAAGTTTGACTGATGGTGGCGCGCAATCATTTTATCGCATTAACTTGACAGGCGCTGCGGCGTCTTTAAACCTTGCTAATTTAGGGATTGTTGCTAAGACAGATGCTACAACAATTACAAGTCGCACACTTACAACTTCTGGTGCAGGTTTATCAGTTACTGATGGCGATGGCATTGCTGGTAATCCTACTTTTGCGTTAACAGGCATTGCTGCTGGCATTGCTAATTTGTCTGGCACTGGGCTATTAGCAGTTGTAGGAGGCTCTTCTGCTGGGCTTCGTACTTTGCAAGGCACGGCAAACCAAATTGCCATCACTAATGGCAATGGCGCGTCTGATCCTGCAATTGGTTTGGCGTCCAATCCTATCATTCCTGGCAATGCGTCACTCACAGTTCCGGTAGGGTCAACAGCGCAAAGATCTGTTGGTGCTAATGGCGAAATTCGTTTTAACTCTGACACATTGCAATACGAGGGCTACGCAAATGGTGCGTGGCAGCCATTTAGCACTGCAGGCGGCGTTACTTCATTTAGTGCAGGCACCACAGGATTATTGCCTTCTTCATCAACAACAGGGCCTATAGTTCTTAGTGGTGTGCTTAATGCTGCTAATGGCGGCACAGGTGCAACAACACTAACTGGGTATGTTAAAGGTAATGGCACTGCAGCAATGAGCGCATCAGCAACTGTGCCTACTACTGATTTGTCAGGCACAATTAGCAATGCGCAATTGGCCAATAGTACTGTTACATTTAATGGCGTAGTGGTAAGTTTAGGTGGCTCTGGCACTATTCCT